CCTCATTATATATAAAACCACTTAGGTTAAAATTATCTATAACAACTGTATCACCCCATGTTTCATAAATTTTTTCTCCATGTCTGCCGTTACCCATAGGTACTAAGAAATAAAATTTATCATTTATAAGGTCATGTAAAACATCACCACTAGATGTGCTTCTTTTACCCTCAGGATGCCAAGATTCATCTATGTTTTGTGTTTGTGCAAATGCTTCGGATAAACTTTCCGTATGTATACAAGCAACTCTTGTATATGGTAGTTCGTTATTTCCTTTGATTGAATGGTATATATCAAACATTATTTAGTTCTCCTAGAAAAAGCCCTATTTTCTACTTTGTCCCATACTTCACTAAATCTTTCTAACCAATCTAGCTGATCTTGTGTTTTATAGTTACCACACATTTGTGATTCTAATGCACACATATGTTCTAAATTATTTTTTTCATAAAAATTATTTAAAATATCTGCCATTTGATTAAAAAAGCATTTTGATTTAGATATTTCTATCTGTTGGTTTGTATTTTCTAAGTTTTTCATTTTATCCTTGTTTAATTAATTTATAGGTACATCATACCAAATGGTGGACAAAAGTAAACCTTTTTTGGAATAATATTTTAAAAAGGTAAATCGTTATCATCCACACTTTCTTGCATACTTCTTTGTTCCCAAAGTTTTTTTGCCCAATCTTTACCAAAGCTTGCAGGAAGTCCAAAGTGTGTAAAAAATTTATATTCATCACCAAACTTAGTATGTAACATTGCATGGTGGTGGTAACAAAGAGGTATTACATTTTTATCATTAGCTTTTAAAGACATACCCCTAACGCCGTCATATGGTTTTAAAAGATGATGTGCTTGCACTTCTCTGCTGTGTGAATAATAACCTGCTTTACATAAAAGGCATGGCAAAGTCCTTATCCATTCAAGATACTTTCTATCTTTAAAAGTTTTTTGTGGCAATTAAAAAGGTACTTTAGCTTTTACAGATTCCTGTGTTGTGCCTTGATCATTGACTTCTTGAAAACCAATGCTTGTAAATGGAACTCCATCTTTGCTTTCTTTAGCCCAACAACCAAGTTTATATACAGCTTCATCAATGGTAACTTTGCCACCCATGTCAGGTGTTTTATCGCTTTGTTTATCAGTATTAAGATGTAACAAACCTGTAGACATCATAAACTCATACTTTGGCTCACCTTGTGCATTAAAACTTTTTACAATAGCGCCATATTTTTTTTCGCCATTTATAACAAAGCTACCTTTTCTTTCTATGGTTGCATCATTTTCATGCCATAAGTAACCTTTCTTCTCATCATCATACTGTCTATCCATTTTTTACTCCTATTAATTTATATTCAAACCCTTTGCCATTTAATTGTTTTCTTTTCTCTATAACCTCACCAAATTTAGCTAGTTTATATTTTACCCTTGCAGGCTCTTTTCTAAGATTTCTTATGGCAGCCGAAATGGACGGCTCACCATAAAAAACATCTGACTTTTCTTTTATTACTTTTTGTAAATCCCAAAAAGTCCACCATTCTCCATTACGCATACATAAAAATACGCAATCATCTAATGTTAACTTAGGCATACATTTCTACCATAGTGTCATAAGATTGTTTTAATGAAACATCTTTAGATTCTATAGATAAATAGGCTCTTTCTATTTCACTAGAGTTTAATGTAAATAACTCTTTTCTTTTTTCATCATTAAGTAAAGCCATTTGCACTCTTATAGATTGAATATAATCTACAGGTGTAGTATCCATAGAAATTTCATCATCATCTATTCTTTTCAATAAAAAACCTTTTACCTTATTTGGTTCTGTTTTTTTTACTATTTTTTTAGGTGCAGATGGTTTGCTATTTATTGCATTATCTACTTCAAATGCACTTGCATATTCACCACCACCAAGACCACATGAAGCCAAAGCACGACCAATGGCACTTGTACAACAGTTTTCTAAGGCAGATGTTTTATTAATATAACCCTCTGCTCTAAATTCTTCTGCAAAGTCTTTACCAATTGTGTACCAACCAGTTTCTTCTGCATTACAAATCTCTATCTGTGCTTCTACCACAACCCTTTCTAGGTCATGATGTATTATATTGGTAATTACACTTACCTTTGAACCTAAATGCTTTCTAAGGACTTGTAAGCGTTTGTCTACTGTAGTGTAAAACTTACCCTTTATCTGTACTTTATCTTCATTTGATAGGTTTGCTATTTCATTTATTGCGTCAATTAATTTATCACTCATTCTATTCTCCATAGTTTTTTTGCAGCATCTTGATCTACTGGATTTGACCATCGCCAATCGTCAAAGTCAGGGTAGAACAAACTTGCTACTTGGTTTATATCATCTGAATAAGAAAGCACATTCATCATAGATAATGCAGCCTTTCTTAGTTCAATGACTCTCTTTCTTACATCTGTAATTTCTATAGATACAACTTCGGCTTTCGTCTTGGTCACATGTATAAAATCAGCATAAGGTATGCTTTCTTCTGCAAAGGCATAGAGACTTAACTGACGACAGATGGTTGATGGCACTTTAGACATAAGGCGACCAGTGGTCTTTATATCTCTAGTAATACCATCATATTGAAGATCAATATACCCAATGACTGGCACAGGTATATCTTCAAATTCTACTTCAATTCTTTTTTGGCATTCTTGGGGTTTACCAAGTTTTGCATAAAACGGTATAGCAACTTCTAAATATCTTTGTAAATTATTTCTTTCTTTATCTACAGCATCTATGTCGTAGTCATGAGTTGCATTGTGATATTCATACAAAGAATCATAATCATATTCAGAGTTTGTAATTGATCTGTGTAATTTCTTTTCTATAGATAAATCATTTTCAAAAGATTTGCATATAGCATCATCTATAACAGTACCACGCCACATGGCAGGATTTGGTATACCTCTATGACCACTAACCTTGAGAATCCAAGATGCAGGATTAGTTATAAATTGATTTATGGCACTAGCAGATAAGTGTTCTATACCATGTACTTTAAATGGGTTGTTATTTTTCATAATCCGTAAGCCTGTTTAGATACATAACCTTGATTGTTTCTAGTTACAATTTTTGTATCTATACCTGTTTGGTTTTCTAGTTTGCCAATAACTTTAGCTATCTCAAATTTAATAGTTTTAATAAGCAGTTCAGACTCTAAATCGCTTATTACAAATCCCTCTGCATCTTTAAGAACTTGTCTTGCTACGCTATCCATAATGTTTAAACCACCAAAACATTTTTTGTATACTTGATCTTCTAAGTCAACAATAGATGACAAGATCAACAGTTTTGCTAGATGGTTAATATTTTTTATTTCTTGGTTTTGATATTTCATTTTATTACCTTTAATTTATTACCTTTTGGGGTAGTGTTTATTTAATATAGTCAGTATAATTCATTTATGGAATAATTAGAACCTTTTTATGAAATTAAAAAAATACTTAGAAAAAGAAAAACATACACAAATGTCTTTTATAGATCAGATAGAAATGGCTAAGGGTGTAAAAATACCACAAGGCACATTTGCAAAATGGATAACTGGCTCTCGCATACCTAGAAAAAAAGAAATGCTAATACTGTTAGATATAACAGAAGGCAATGTACAGCCAAATGATTTTTATATTGACTAATGAAAAAAGGCTTTACTTGTGGCGCTTTTGATTTATTGCATGCAGGACACATAGTTATGCTTATGGAAGCAAAAGAAAATTGTGATTATCTTATTGTAGGATTGCAAACAGATCCATCTTTAGATAGAAAAGAAAAAAACAAACCAGTACAGTCTATTTATGAAAGATACACACAATTAAATGCCATAAAATATATAGATGAAATATTGCCATACGATACTGAAAAAAGTTTATTGGATTTATTAGAAGCCACTGAAATAGATATAAGGTTTGTAGGCGATGATTATGCTGATAAAAAATTTACAGGTCATGGTTTGCATGAAACTTATTACACTAGTAGAAAACATAGTTTCTCTACAACAACTCTAAGGGAAAGGATAAAAAATGTTAGAAATTAAAAATCAAAAAATAAAAAATATAAAAAAACACGAAAACAACCCAAGAAAACATACTGACAAGCAAATAAACCAAATAAGCAAATCTATACAAGAATTTGGTTTTACAAATCCAATTTTAATAGACGAAAACAAAACAATTATTGCAGGTCATGGTAGATATATGGCAGCCAAAAAATTAAGTTTAGAAGAAATACCAACAATAACTTTAAAAAATTTAACTGATGAACAGATAAAGGCTTTAATGATTGCTGATAACAAATTAGGCATGAACAGTACATGGGATGAAGATTTGTTATGGAAACAAATAGAAGAACTTAATAACGGTACCTTTGATATAGAGTTACTAGGTTTTGATAAAGAACAAATAATACCTTTTGTACAAGACGAAGCACTAATTAATGATGTTTTAGCAGAGTGGGAAGGCATGCCTGAATTTGTATCTGAAGATAAAACCGCATATAGAAGTGTAATCGTGCATTTTGAAAATGAAGATGATGTTGTGGCATTTCAAATGAAACTTGAACAAAGTTTTAGTGAGAAAGCAAAATATATTTGGTACCCACATAAAGAAAATATGGATACAGAAAGCAAAAGATATGAGTAATCCTTATTATCCACTTTTTATACCATCTAAAGGCAGAGCAGATACTAGATATACAGCAAAATATTTAGACTATATGAAAGTGCCATATAGATTGGTAATAGAGCCACAAGAATATAAAGAATATTTATCAGAAGTAGGTGATAAGAAAAAATTGTTGGTTCTTGATATGTCATATAAAGAAAAGTACGAGTTATGTGACGATCTAGGTTTAAGCAAGTCAACTGGACCAGGACCAGCAAGAAATTTTGCATGGGATGTTTCTATAGCAGAGGGTTATAAATATCATTGGGTAATGGATGACAATATAAGAAGTTTTAGACGCTTAAATTACAATGAAAAAGTAAAGGTAACAAACGGCAGCATCTTTGCTGCAATGGAAGAATTTGCACAACGCTATACAAATCTTGGTATGTGTGGACCTAATTACACTTTTTTTGCACCTGCAACACAGAAACGACCACCTTTTGTTATGAATACAAGAATATACTCATGCAATTTAATAAAGAACGACATACCTTTTAGGTGGAGAGGTAGATATAACGAAGATACAATTTTATCTTTAGATATTTTAACGGCAGGAATGTGTACAGTGCAATTTAATGCATTCTTGCAAGAAAAAATTACTACACAAGTAGTAAGAGGTGGCAACTCTGCCGAGTTTTACGACAATGAAGGTACTTTAGCAAAATCTAAAATGCAGGTTAAGGTTTACCCTGACTATTCAAGAATTGTAAAAAAATACGGCAGAATACATCATTATGTAGATTACAACCCATTTAAAAAAAACAGGCTTATTAGAAAAGAAGATGTTGTAATACCAAAAAAATCACAACATGAAATGAAATTAAAAATTAGTAAATCTAGCTAATGTTAAAGTTATCTATATATGCAGTTTCCCAATCATCATCAACATTGTGGTATTTTACAAAACATCTTTTATCTGTGTCGTATTTAAACTTAGCTTCACCAATCTTTCCATAAAGGTCTTGTTCTCTAATTTTTCTTGTTATTACATTGGTTGAATTATCGTCAAAGTCTCTATGTACTGTAAGAACTGCATCTGCTTGATTATGCCAATGTGCAGCACCACTTATGTCATATGCCGTAGGTGGTAAATAACTGCCATCATTTGTTTTAGGTAGCTTTGTAGGGTGTGCTATTACCCAACAAACAACCTCATAGATTCTAGTAAATCTTTTGCATAAAGAAATAAAATCACGAATATGCTCATCTTCTCTTTGATTGCCTTGTCTTACTGCTGAAACTTCGTTAAAAGGGTCAATAACTAGTCCATTAATACCATGTTTATATATTGCAGATTTAGCAATAGAAAGTATTAAATCAATAGAGGGTATTGCATCTTTTGTTTCTATAAAGTAAAAATGCTTGTGTATAAAATCTAAGGCTTTGTTTAACTCTGCTTTAGTCATTCTATTTTTCAAACCCTCATCAAAGGGTTTGCGTAAATACATTTGCACTAATCGTCTAATATGCATTGATGTACTATGTTCAGGTGAAAACATTGCAAAAGACCAACCATGTGTTTCTGCTAGTTTTAATAATATTTGATCTGTAAATACAGATTTGCCATGATTTGGAATGCCTGTAATAACATGAAA